AGACGAGCTTGCCGAACTAGAAGCAGCGTATAACAATTTAGACTCGGAACAAAACGGAGGCGGGAGCGGAGGCGGAGGAACAGACGGAGGAACAGACGGAGGAACAGACGGAGGAACAGACGGAGGCGAAGAAATTTAATGCCAACACCAGCGCAAGAAAAGGCATATGCAAGACTAGCGATTGCTGTTGCTGAAAAATACAAAAACAAAATCAGACAACGAGCGCAGCTTGAGTGGTTCGGTTGGGAAAATGGCTTTGAAAAACAACTTGATTTCCCAGAGTACGCCCGACACAGAACGCTCGCTCCGTGGGGATTTTTTAACGCCAAGCCGCCCTCGTTGGGAGGTGCGTTTGTAGGGTCTTGCTCAACCCAAAACGAAGAAGACGAAACGCTTCAAGATTTCAACCTTGTAATCGATTTGCCTCAGTTAACATTCCAATGCGAACTAGTAAAAGAGTTTCGAGAAGACTTGTTGTTTCAAAGCAATGAAATCAATGAGGAAGAGATATTGGTGACAAAGCCCAATCTAGACTACCCGTTTTGCAAATATTATATCGACCCATTCAAAAACGCACCGCTCCCTTTGGATCGAGACAGACCTCTCGAATGGTGCACGGAAGGAACTGACGAAAACGGCGAGCCTAACGGTCAATGTTTAGAGAGGCCAATAATAGCGCCAACCTGCACGCCAATTTTCCAAGTTTTAGTTTCTCGGTTCACTCAAAAATATCCGAGTCCTGTTCCAGCATCAACAATTGGGCAAACAACAGACCAAGAACCCGGTCTTGAAACAGACCAAGAGCCGACGCTCGATGTCACCGGAAGCGTTGGGTTAACTTTTTCTGTCAACCTGTCCGATTTTGCTTTTGACGATACTCGAGCGCAAGCAAGCATCAATTCAACGCCAAACGGATCTTTTCAAAGCGGAACGTATTATGTTTTTGAAGGGTTTCAGCAATACGAAGTTGGCAACATTACTGTCCAAGCAGGCTTAAGCGATTTTTACGACGTTGAAACTTTGACGCCAAAAGAAACAACGTCTCTTCCGGATTTTGCGCCGTTGAAATGGAATTTACCGGAAAATGAACTTACTTCCGGAGATGAAATCACACACAATATTCAAGATGTAGTGTATAGTGGAGATTTTATGTCCAACAAAGGCGCTGGAGCAAAAGAAGAATTTGACAAGCTAGTTTCCGATTGCGTTCAACTTCGTGAGCCAATTTCACCAACCGAGGAAAAGGGAACTTTTACAATTCGAGACAAGGAAGGTCAGATTTTATTTGAAACGGCAATTTACGGGAAGCAACTGGTGCCAATTCAAAACCTCGATCTCACTTACACAATCAAACGGTTTAACTGGGAACCGCCGCCAGAACCGCCGCCAGAAGAAGACCCCGACTTGATTGATTGACAACCAATGATTCGGTATGGCCGCGGGCGTTTATAATTTCACTATTGAAGAGGGTGCTGACCTCGCTTTTGGGGTTCGCGTAAAGATTAACGAGGAACAGCAAAACCTGTCGGAATGGACGTTTAAAGCTCAAATTCGAACCGCGGTGGATGGAAACCTAATTGCCGACCTGAACGTCGAGCTTTGCGAGGATAACGAAACCATCCGGATTGGGCTTGATGGGGCGGCAACCGACAGTCTTGTGGCACAAAGCGCAAAATGGGATTTGCTGGCAATCACAGGCGACGGGCGACGGATCCGTTTAGTTGAGGGTAAGGTAACAATTTCCGGCAGTGTTTCCGAATTATGAGCGACTGCAACAACTGCAACAGCGAGCAGGAAATCATCGTCCTTGAGATCCTAGCAGGGGCGCCTGGAGCTTTCGGTGGACCGCAGGGAATTCAAGGGGCAACAGGGCCAAGCGGCGCACAAGGACCATCCGGACTGCCTTCCACAATTTCAGGACCTCGAGGGAATACGGGGGCCACGGGACCGCAGGGCGAGTCAGGCATTGGATCTGTCGGGGCCACCGGCGAACGCGGAGAACAAGGAAGCACCGGAGAAGCCGGCCAATCTATTGTCGGCGCCACAGGCGCATCTGGGCCTCGCGGGTTAGCCGGAGAACGCGGAGAACGCGGCGACACCGGAGTTGAGGGGCCATCCGGTCAATCGGTGACTGGGCCATCGGGCATTCCAGGCAGCAAGGGCGACACCGGCGAACGCGGCAACACCGGCATCGCCGGCCCTGCTGGGCAATCGATCACTGGGCCAAGCGGACCTCGAGGATTACAAGGCGAGCGCGGGGACACGGGCGTCCGCGGAGCCACAGGGCCATCAGGAGCTGGCGCAACTGGCAGTTCGGGACTGCAAGGGGAGCGCGGAGACACGGGCGTCGCAGGCGCTACAGGCGCAAGCGGGCTTTCTATTGTTGGCGCCACGGGCGCATCCGGAACAATTGGACCTCGCGGCAACACGGGATTACAGGGGCCATCGGGCGCAAGTGGGCTTTCCGGTATTGGAGACACTGGGGCAACAGGCGCAGCTTTTACCGGAGCCACCGGAAGCCGCGGAGCGACAGGCGCTACAGGGCCGGCAGGGCAATCCGTTATTGGGAGCACAGGCGCAACCGGCGCAGCGTTTACGGGCGCAACCGGAGCACGCGGCAGCACGGGCGCCACGGGTCAACCAGGACAATCAATCGTTGGCGCCACAGGAAGCACAGGACCGGCAGGACAAAACGGTATATCTGTTATTGGCGCAAGCGGCGCGACGGGTGCTACCGGGCAACCCGGCCAAAGCGATCGCTACCAAACTGCATCGACTACAAACATCAACGTCTCGATTGGTGAAAAAAGTTTCACCGTACAAACTGGTTTATCCTGGACAACTCAACAGCCAATCATCATCGCAAATCAATCCAGCGGAGCAAAAATGACTGGATTTGTGGCGAGTTACAATCCGTCAACCGGAGCAATAACCGTCATAGTCGATGCAATTTCGGGCAGCGGAACCTACAGCGATTGGCAAATAAATCTCAATGGACTGGCAGGAGTGCAGGGCGCTACGGGCGCCACGGGAATTCAGGGCGCAACCGGCGAAGCGTCAACAGTGTCAGGACCAGTCGGGGGTACGGGCGCCACCGGTCCCGTTTCAACCGTTCCCGGGGCCACGGGCGCAACCGGACCGAGTGGTGAAGTTGGCGCAACGGGTTTATCATTTACCGGCGCAACGGGGCCGCAATCAATCATCCCGGGCGCGACGGGCGCTACAGGACCAAGCGGAGAACCCGGCGCGGGCATCAACATCAAAACTCCGGTTCGCGTTGCGACAACAGCAAATCTTGCAGGCACTGCCGACAACAACCATCAATCGCTTATTGCGTCTGCCAACGGAACACTTGTCGTTGATGGAATTACTTTAAACGATGACGACGAGTTGCTAATCAAAGATCAAACGCTTGCAACAAACAATGGCATCTATGTTGTAATCTCGGCAGGATCGGCGTCCACTCCTTGGCACTTAGATCGTCGAGGAGATAGCAACACCAACACCAAAATAAAAACGGGCGACGCTGTTTCAATTTCAAACGGTACAATTAACGGCGGATCAAGCTGGTATTTAACCACCGCGGGCAACATCAACCTTGGGACTACAGCGCTCAATTGGTCGCTATACTCAAAAACTGGCGCGACTGGCAGTTCGGGCGTTCAGGGATCGACGGGCGCTACGGGGCCGCAAGGCGCAACAGGCATCGGCGCAACCGGCGCAAGCGGAGTTGTCTCGCCCGGGCTTTCAACCGTTATTGAATTTACCGGCACAGGCGCAGAAACTGAGTTTAACGGCATTGGGACATTTACAAACGACGCGGCCTATATTGTCACTATCAACGGGGTGGTTCAAAACGCCACTTATCAAGGCGCCACAGCCTACACGGTCAACTCGTCTAACGGCGGGCAAATAGTGTTTACAGCGCCACCGGCGGCAGGATCCACAATTCAAGTCCGAGCAATCTTTGGCGAACGAGGTCCAATCGGACCGGCCGGAGCGTTAAACGCGTTTACGTTTTTACGGGAACAGGTCAATATTCAACCTACCGCGGCGGCCTCAACTGTACAATTTAACGTCAGCAACCAAGCCACGTTATACTACACGCTTGCAGCGACAAGCAACTGGACGCTCAATTTACAATCTTCTGAAACAGAGTCTTTAAACTCTATTTTAAACACCGGAGAATCCGTCACGGTCACCTTTTTAAACACAAACGGAGCAACCGGATATAAAGCAACAGCTTTAACTATTGATGGCGTTTCGGTTTTGCCTAAATTTTTAGCTGGCAACCTTACGGTTTCAGGTTCTCCAAATTGCATCGAGGCTTGGACGTATACCGTCATTAAAACAGGTTCAGCCGCGTACACTGTGCTCGCAAATATTACTCGCTTCATCTGATGTCGATTTTTCGAACATTCTCGAGCGCAGCCAGCCGCCCTTTTTACACGCCGCCAATTACGGGCATCAACAACCCTAACTACTGGGAATTAGTAAAGACGTTTCCCGACGGAATGAACGACGGGAAAACACTTTGGGTTTCAGAAGACAACTCAATTGTTTATGAGGGCGGGTACAAGTGGACTCTAGCCAACGGCGTTTATGTTAACACCTTGAACACTTGGGTGGATGTAAACGGACTCACTTTTGACGGAAAATTTTCGATCAATCTTTTTACTGAAAATTTTGTAACAGGGCCCGGCGGGGGAAGTTACGATGGCATTGCGGAATTTTTGCAGCTTAACCAAGCTGGAAACTGGGAAGTTGAGCAATCTTTTTCTTTTCAAGGGCGACTTACTCCGCAAAGCGGCGCACCCAGAAGAAATTATTTCAGCTCGTCTTCTGGCGGCACAGCGGCTGTTCTTATGTATTTGCTGAACTGGCTTGGAAACGACGCTGCAGTGACTACATTTTTTAAAAAAATCAACGAGACATGGTACATTTTAAGAACCGAAGGCAAAGATACGCAAAATAACATTAGTTTAGGATCCGACATTGAAATTGCATATAGCGGAGACGGAGACACTCTTGCAACGTCTGGGGGAGCGTTTTGCGCAATTTACAAATATACTGGAAACCTTGCTGACCCTTTTGTCCAAACTGCTTATTTTATAGGGTCAGACACTGGCGGAATCATTAAAATGTTTTTAAACGCCAACGGGACCGTTTTGTTAATTATTAGGCAAATTTTAATTTCAAGCACAAGCAGCGGGGCAACGTATCAAATGCGTTACTCGACGTATGAATTAACAAACAACACTTGGCAGCAATTTGGGAACGCTATCACTTTCAACATTTTTCACTTGCACGGTGAATACATGTTTCCAAACGGACAACTGCTATCTGAAGACGGGACAAAATTTGTTACTGTAAAGAGCACAAACGGAAGCGACAGGATAGTTGAAGTTTACAAGCGGAACGGTACGTCTTGGGCTTTGCTTGGGTCTGGAATCACTGGTAATCGCATTGGTTCGTGTATTTTTTTCAACGAAAACGGCGGGCGCTTGTCGATTTCCAAAGATCGAACGTACACGCCGGTTCAGCAATACGTCTACGTTCAGTAATTTGACACCAACCTTTTAAAATATGCCACTGACCAAAGTTTCAAGCGGGATGATGCAAACAACCGGGTTGACCGCCGGAACCTATGGAGGCGTGACCTTTGATGCCGCAGGACGGGCTACCGCAGCGCCTGGACCGTTTGGGGGCGCAAGTCCAAACCAACAAATTTTTACGAGTGCTGGGACTTGGACAAAACCCGCAGGAGCAACGCTTGTGGTTTTTGACGTCGTTGGAGGCGGAGGTGGGGGTGGAGCTGGAGGCAAAGCGGCGGCGGGAACTGCAATTTTTGGAGGCGGCGGTGCCGGCGGTGGCGGATATACCTCGATTAGTTATGCCGCGGCAAATTTGGCAGACGCAAGCTATACAATTGCGATTGCAGCGGGAGGAAATGGCGGAATTTTTGGGGGCACAGCAGCAACGGCAGGAGGAACAGCAACCGTTACGGGCGCAACGCAAGGAATTATTGCTCGCGCATCGGGAGGTAGCGCAGGAGGCACTGGAACTACAACAGCAGGATCAGGAGGAACGTCCGGAACGTATGGCACGAACGCGGGCGGCGCGTCTAATATTACAACCACGGCAAGCGGTGCGTCAGGAAGTAATCGGGGACCAGCGTCTGGAGGTGGCGGCGGAGGATGTTCAACGTCAGCTCCTTTTGCGGGGGCGCTTGGCGGGGCTAATGTTCCATTTGGACTTAATGGAGGATCAGGCGGAGCATTATCAACCACAGCTAACGGGGGGAATGGCAACAACGGAAGTTTAAAAACAGGCATTCCATCCGCGCTATTTACTGGATCCGGCGGCGGTGGCGGCGGGGCATCAACATTTTCAACCGGAAGTGGCGGCAATGGCGGGAATGGAACTATTAATGGATGCGGTGGTGGCGGCGGAGGAGCAACTCAGGGCAGCGGCAGCGGAGGTAACGGCGGGAACGGCGCAGCAGGCATTATAATCATCACAACCTATTTTTAATATGCGCTACGCACTCATTGAAACCGCAACTGGCCGCGTTGATAACGTCATCATCTGGGACGGGGAAGCCTATTTTCCAGTCCCAAACGGCTTTGATTTAATTGCACTCGGCGATACAGTAGCAGGTCCAGATTGGACCTACGCAGAAGGCACCTTTACCGCACCAGTTGAATGAGTTGCTCGCCATCACTCAAAACGGTCTGCGTTGAAATCCTTGAAGGCCAGCGAGGGCAGCAAGGCGTTCAAGGTGTTCAGGGCGTTCAAGGGGCCACTGGTCCTGTCGGCGCTTCGGGGCTTTCAATTAAAGGCGACACCGGAGAAGCGTCAACAGTTCCCGGTCCGCAGGGAGCAACGGGCGCAAGCGGGTTGTCCATTAAAGGAGACACGGGCGAACGCGGCGAGAAGGGCTCCACCGGACAGCAGGGAATTCAAGGCGTCCAAGGGCAGCAAGGCAATCAGGGCGAAGTTGGAGCGACGGGCGCCTCGGGCGCACGCGGGTCGACAGGCCCCGTCGGGGCATCAGGGTTGTCGGTTATCGGGAGCACGGGCAGCACGGGGCCAGCTGGCGAAGCGTCGACCGTAGCAGGCCCGACCGGAGCGACAGGGCCGATGCCTTACAACTACCGAGGTGCATGGGACAACTTTGCATCCTATTCGCTTTATGACGCAGTGACCCACCTCGGATCGCTTTGGTGGTTGCCGGCAACGGGGGGGTGGACCGTTGGGGGAGCGCCTCCGGGGTACAATTGGGAATTGCTAGTTTCAGCCGGAGCCACGGGCGCTACTGGAGCGGATTCAACCGTATCGGGACCCCAAGGCAGCACGGGCGCTACAGGACCCGCATCAACCGTATCGGGGCCACAAGGAGCGACGGGCGCCACGGGGGCAGCGTCGACCGTATCGGGACCTCAGGGCAGTACGGGAGCGACGGGTCCGGCTGGCGTTGCAGACAAATATTACGGGACTTCGACCACCACGTTGACCGTTAGCAACGGGACAAAAACGCTAACGACTCAAGCGGGACTTTCCTATTCATTCGGGCAACCCGTCACCATTGCATACGTTGGAAACGGCGAGCATATGCACGGGGTGGTTGTCTCATACAATCAAACGACCGGAGTTTTAGTTGCAGATATTTCCCAGCGCACCGGCAACGGCACGTGGTCAAATTGGATCGTGAACCTTGAGGGCGTTGCGGGCGTTGCGGGAGCGACGGGCGCCACGGGCGCTACGGGCGCCACCGGACCAGTAGCGACGCCGACCTTTGCGTGGGACCTTACAACATCGAGCGGGGTTGCGCTGACAACCATTTCCATCAACGGATTTACCACCGCAGATATTTCGGCGCTTTACCACGTCAGCATTGACGGCGTGAACCAACACGCCGAGGCGTACACGCTTTCCAGCGGGGTGCTGACTTTTAGTGAGACAGTTGACGCAGCGGCAAAGGTGGAAATCAAACGACCTAAACTTGTATGACCTATTTACTCGAGCGACTCAAAGAACCATCAACGTGGCGCGGTATTTTGGCAATGGTGACCGCGGTCGGGGTTAAACTGCATCCTGAATTGCAGGAAGCCATTATCAGCGCAGGATTGGCGCTCATTGGTCTGGTCAACATTTTCCGCAAGGAGTCGTGATCGTTCCATTGATCAAGGCCCTGCAATATTTGCTCGAGCTTCGAGCAATTCGGGCACGATGGGATTTAGAACGGGAAATCGACCTTTATGTTGAACACATTGAAACTCTCATCGACGAGAAACGCATTGAAGGGGATCACGCTGGCGCTGATCTTTTGCGGCACAAGTTGCTCCGCTCCTCGAGCATTGCCATCCCCAAACAACCAGATCTTGCGGTTGAAATCCGGGGAGAGGTACGCGGCGCAGGCGGATGAAACGTGGCACTCGGACGGGCGATATCGCGCTTTAGAGCAAGAACTGATCAATGCAACGGCGGCGCTCAAACAAGCTCACAGCCGATGAATCTGAAGGACGCAGGGATCGACCTTGGCTTAGCTATCGCTGGTCTATTCGGGTCAATCCTCATGAGCAGCAAACAGGCCGGCGCCAATCTGCCGCGTGCGATTGCGTCTCTTGTTGGCGGGGCGGCGTCTGCGAATTACGTCACTCCGCTCCTGCTAAAAATAGCGCACCTTGAGGGGGAGCCGCAGTACGGTTACGCAGCCGGATTTCTTCTTGGCTTTTGCGGATTGCGAGCTGTCGAGACACTCAGTGAAAAACTGATACCAACAAATGAACCTCACGCCCCTAATACTCGCAAACGCGGTCGCAAATAGCGTTCTTGCTGTTTCGGCAATCCATCTTTGGCTCAAAATTTTTGGACATGAGGATTCCGCCATCTACCGGCACAAATACGCGGCGCACCTTTGTAAACTAGCAACGACAATTACCATTTGCGGATCCGTCGCAAACATCTTTGCGCACGAACCGCCGCCGGTGACGGAATTTATTTTGAACATTGGCGTGGCGTGCAACTACGTTTGGCTCTCATGGTTCTCTGGTCTTGCAGTTGACGAAAAACCAAAAGCGGATGGAACAGCACGCAAACCCATTTCCCGCAATCGGGCTAAACCTCGCAGCCGTCGCTCTTAGCTTTTCAGGCATCGAGCAAGGTTTACGAATTGGCGGACTTGCGATCAGTCTACTGATCGGAATTGTGACGCTGTACCGAATGCTCACAAAATGAATTTATCTAAAAAGGGATTGGAACTCCTACTTGAACACGAGGTGGGGGGCGGGAAACCGTATTTTGAAAAATACCTGTCAACGCCGACGTGGCCGGGTTTTGAAAGCGGCATCACGATTGGGATCGGGTACGACCTAGGCTACGCCACGGAAACAGGCTTTAAAAGCCACTGGAGCGCGTTGGACGGGGATATTCTTGGAAGACTTGGAAAATCATTAGGAATTAAGGGGCTTAACGCACGCCCATTTGTTTCCGCATTTAAAGACATCAAGATTGACTGGGATCTGGCGCTCGAGGTCTTTACGACTCACACATGCGCACAGCACGCGTTAAACATGTTTCGATTTGCGCCGGCGGCGGTTAATCTGCCGGCAGACGCGCAGGCGTCACTCTTTAGTCTTGTATTTAACCGGGGGACATCGACCCGGGGCGAGCGGCGCGTGGAAATGGCGCAGATTGCGCAAGTAATCAGCGCAGGGCAGCCGGAAAAGGTTCCGTTTCTTATTCGCCAAATGAAACGACTTTGGCCGCAGGGATCCGGACTGGTCCGCCGACGTGAAGACGAAGCGAAACTTTGGGAAAGTGCATTTGCATGAAACCAAAATTCCCTTGGACATGGAATGAAGTTACCAGGAACGTTCACACCGGACTTCTAAAGCTCAACAAGGCTTCGGAGGATGGATGGGTTTTATTGCTTTCGGATGTTCACTGGGACAATCCAAAATGTGACCGCAAAAAATTAAAACGCGACTTGGATCTGGCCGTTGAACGAAACGCGCTGGTGTTTTCCAATGGCGACTTTTTTTGCGCCATGCAGGGCAAATACGACCGGCGGGCATCAAAGAAGGATTGCAGGCCGGAGCATCAAGTGAACAACTACCTCGACGCATTGGTCGAGACTGCCGCGGACTGGCTCGAGCCGTACAAGCGCAACCTTGTATTGTTTGCTCAGGGAAACCACGAGACAGCCATCGCTAAAAACCACGAAACAGACCTTCTTGACCGGCTAACATCAACACTCCGCGCCCGCGGCGGCATTTCGTGCGTTGGTGGATACTCGGGCTATGTCAGGCTAACGTGCGGGCTTGCATCGACCAAAAGCGACGGGTTTCTTTATTTTTACCATCACGGACCAAACGCTGGCGGGCCGGTGACCAAGGGAGTTATCGGGACAAACCGGATGGCGACCTATTTAACGGATGCGCACATCGTCCACACCGGGCACAGTCACGACTCGTGGCAATTTCCGATCCGGCGCATTAGGCTCAACCACTATAACAAAATTGTGCAGGAAACGCAGGTTCATGTCCGCACGGGAGGGTACAAAGACGAGTACGCCGAGGGGATCGGCGGATGGTCAATTGAGCGAGGGATGCCGCCCAAGGTTCAGGGGGGCGCTTGGGTGCGGTTTTACGTTGAAAACTCAAACACGCGCAGCTTCAACTTTGAAATCACTCAAACCAGATGAGCAACGAAGAAAAGCTGGCAATCATCCAGCGGGCGAGAGATCTATTGTGCGAACATTTTGAGGCCGGCGAGATTTTGGTCCAAGACCACGACCCAGAAATTGACGAGACATCAACCTGGGTCGGAGGCTGGGGCAACCGACTGGCGCGGGACCGGCACATCGCGCTCCGGTACCAAGATCGAGTAATTCTTAACGACGAGGACGAGGACGAGGACGGCGACGACGAGGACGGCGACGATGACGACAACGAGCCGGCATCCGCTTGACGTATTGGCGGACTGTGGCAATTTGGGATTACCCATTGCGGGTCGCGGCGTCGGATTAGTCGTGTTTTCCGGCGTCGCGTCACTTTTCACTTCCCATGAGATTCCACATTCCCGGGTTGGCGCACACCGTCACCGAGTCGAGCCAGTACAGCGCATGCGCGTTTACTCAAAAAGTTTTTAAACTTTGCGGGATGCTCAAAAGCCTAGGGCATCACGTTATCCACTACGGGCACGAGAGATCGACAGTTGATTGCTCAGAGCACGTCACAGTCACAAACGACGAAGTTTTGCGCGAGGCGTACGGCGACTACAACTGGCGAAAAGAGTTTTTTAAGCACGACCAAAACGACCACGCGTTCAAGGTGCATGCTGAAAATACCGTGCAGGCAATTCAACACCGAAAACGCCCCAACGACTTTCTATTATTACCGTTCGGGTGGGGCCACAAACGAATCGCTGACGCGCACGCGGATCTAATTTGCGTTGAGTCCGGAATCGGATACAGCGACTCGTTTGCACAGTTCAAAATCTTTGAATCCTACGCGCTGATGCATGCTTTTCACGGCACGGAATTCGTGCGGGAGGCAAAAATGGGGTTTTATAACTCCTTTGTGGTCCCAAACCATTTCGACCCGGAGGACTTTAGTTTCAAACTAGAGCGCGAGGATTGGATCCTTTACCTCGGGCGCATGACGCAGGGGAAAGGACTCCACATTATCCTCGACGCTACCAGACGGGCTGGAAAGCGCCTTATCGTTGCGGGGCAAGGCGATTTTAAGGACATTCCATATACGGAGTCAATGAACCACGTCGAGTACGTCGGGTACGCCGACCGAGAGAAACGCCGGGATTTGATGAGCCGCTGCGGGGCGCTGATCATTTTGTCGCAATACATCGAGCCGTTCGGCGGCGTCGCAGTTGAGGCAATGATGAGCGGGGCGCCGGTGATTGCATCCGATTGGGGCGTGTTTCCTGAAACGATCCGGCACGGGGAGACGGGGTATCGAGTCCGCACAATGGAGGATACGGTCTGGGCTCTTAAGAATGTGGGGAGGATCTCGCCAACAGTCTGCCGAGATTGGGCCGTGAAAAATTACAGCAACGAGCGGGTCGGGCGGATGTACAACGAAGTTTTCCGCAAAATTCTCGACATCTACGACGGCTCGGGCGGGTGGTATGCTGAACGACCGGAACGCACCGACCTTGAGTGGCTCAGGAAATATTAAATGGAGCCGCACACGATATTCGATCCTTCAACCTTAGATTCCGAGGCCGAGATGCTGGCCGAGGAACTGCGACTAACCGTCGAGCAGGCAAGTCGAGTGATCGTATGGCGGAACAAGACCAACGCAGATTCAACCAGAGCAACACAAGCGGATCAGTTGGGGCGCGTTTGCCAATTCTTTTTGGCCGAGGGGCAGAACGCTAGGCTTGCAGCGGTGGCGCTTTGCTTTGCGGCCGGACTCAACCGGCGGATCCGGTGGAACTCGATGCGGGACGCAGCTCGGGAGTTAGGGTACACCGTGGCGGAAATTTCAAAGCTAACACTTCGGGCGCAGGATGCGCTTGGACTGCCGAGAAACGTCAATAACAAGAAACCAGAGCACGCCAACACCTACTCCGCGGTGCAGGCGGCTAATCCGTGGCGGAGTCGCAAATTCCAATTATGATCACCCCAAAATACGAAATCCATCAACAGGGCCTCACCATTGCAGCCGACGCGGACCACGCGCACGCAGCCTGGGCATTTAAACAACTCGAAACACTCAGCCAAGGGCTTTCGTACGCGATCGGGGATTGGGCGATCGTTTGCGAGGAACGCTTCGGGAAAGATTGGGTCAATGGCATCCTCGAGCAATCAACTTTTAGTTTCGACGAGCTTTCAACCTCCGTCACGGTTGCACGTAAAATCCCGCCGTCAAAACGAGTGGCATCTTTAAGTTTCCAGCATCACGTCATTGCCGCCCGGGCGGAACAGCCGGAGCTTGCGCTTGAGTGGGCTCAATCGCAGGGGCTAACACCTCAGGAGCTTGCAGTTGCAGTTCGGGCCGGAAAGCCGATGTCAAAGTCGGAAATTTCAGCGGGGCGAAGTGTGAACACTTGGACCACTCCGCTTTCGGTAGTCGATAAGTTTGAATCGTGGCAAAAGAAAGCGCCGGTAAGTAATTGGACCCGAGAGGACAAGGAACAAATCTTGCGAGACTTTGAGCCGGTGATGACTTTTTTGGATAAAATCCGAAAAGAAATCGCATAATTTTTACGTCAAATCTGCACGGAATCAACGCAACTTGCAGGAAATACGCAAGTTGTGAATGGTTGTTTTTTATCAAAAAAGGGCTTGATCGACCTTGGATTTTAGCCTGTAGTAAACGCCGTCACAACGACACCAACCAAAAAAACACGACAATGACAAACACGACTTATCCTATTGAATGGGCAAAAACGCAGCATATTAGTTGCGTCGCTGATTACGCTCGGCACATTTACGAAAACTTTCAATCAACGTTTGCCGATTTTATCGCAGACGAAATTTATTGGAAAATTGCAGGCGGAGGCCGTTTTGATTTGATTCACATGCAAAAACTTTGGGACGTAGTCAGGGCCCAAAAACGCAGATTACTGGCAAAATGGATTGCGGAACAACGCGGCATTGCTTTCAATCCAGCCTACGAAATCGCAGAAAAAACAGAGATTCTATGAGCAACACGACAATCTTCGGCCTAAGCGCCGTCCTAGCATTCAGCGATGTGGCGCTGATCAAATATTTCGAGCACACCCCAACGGCGTGGGTGGTGCTTCCATTGGCGCTTATGGCGACGTGGTTGATGATTCAAAGCGCAACCGCAAAATGAACGGGAGACAGGCAGCGCAGAAATCTATAAAAATTCAGCATTCCCTTCCAATCGATTGGGAATGCGCAAAATTTCCAGACTTTCCGGAACTAGCCGAAATGAACAAAGCGTGCGACCGATGGCTTAGGAAACGCGGATTGATTCACGAAAACTGGAACCGGATCTCTTACGGCAGCAAAACAAACCCAAACACGACAAATGAAGAACCTATATTTTGACATTGAAACCGGACCCGCAATCGACGCGGTTCAATTTGAGCCCCAATTCGAGGCAAGCAAGGTCCTAAAAGATCCGGCAAAAATCGCGGCGGACATTGCCGATAAACGACAGGCATGGTGGGATAAATTAGCGTTGAGCGCATTGACGGGACAAGTCCTTGCCATTGGATGGGCGGGGGACGACGGGGACGTGACAATCATCACCCAAACCTCGACCGTCACGGAGGCTGACGTGATCGAGACCTTCTGGAACGCGACCCGGGGCGCACAGCGCCTGGTCGGGTTTAACAGCAACGCGTTTGATCTTCCGTTTCTCTGGCGGCGGTCGTTGAAACTTGGGCTTACAATTCCACACGGGATTTTTGAGCCAAACCGACGCCTATCATCCAACAACCTTGACTTAATGGAGAGGTGGACGTGGTTTGATAATAGCTCCAGAGTTAGCTTAGACAACCTCGCTAAGTTTTGCGGACTGCCGCCAAAGCTAGGAAGTGGCAAACATTTTGCCGACTTGATGCACACCTCGATTGAGGAAGCCGTCGCCTATTTAAAACACGACGTCGAGCTGACGCGTTTGTTAGCAAGGAGGATGGGAGTATGACGCTAGAGACTTTTCGAGAGTTGCAAGCCATCTACTTTGCAACGCTTGAACTCATTATCCACGGACGCCCAAAGGATTCAGATTTGGATGGCGATTGTTGGAGGGATGCCGTCCACGTTGTTTTATCAGATTTTTCAACCTTCATTCGCACCCATGACCCACGTCAAACACCTACAGCGACTCTTACAAACAATCTTAATCGGGGCGCTAATTGAAGCGGGGTGGCACGGGTTGACCGCATGCTGCGGGATCACCGGATACGACATCACAATCTTTGAGGGGGCTCTTCTGTACATCTGCACAGCCAATGACTGAGGAATTTTTAATTTGGTGCAACAAGGTGGCACTCGATGGGCTAAAACGGGGAGTTTTAAGCTATCCGCCAATGCTCAAGGAACGGGAGTACCGGCGGACAAAACAAACACCAGGCACCTGTCAGAGGTGCAAAGTGGATTTTATGAAAAACATCTCAAGTCAGAAATACTGCCGCGAGTGCCACGAAATTTTAGTTCACGAACGGAAAAGAATGTCGGTTGCGAGACCCTAGAACTCGACCGGTTGACCTGACCCCGGATCAAGGTTGGGAACAATACATCACACAAAATGGCAATATTAGCAGCAAACAGCGGCGGCGGATCCCGAAGCCGAATCATCCTAACAGAAACACCGCCAAAAGGCCGTTGCATTGCGACGTGCATTGAGGTGCATGACGAGCTCGGAGTCGAGCGGCAGAAATTCGAGTCGAGCGAAACCGAGATCGTCGACCTTACGACCTTTTACTTTGGGTTCAAAGACAGGGAGGGGCGCCCACACGTCGTGAAGTCAAAGCCGATGAAATTGTCGATCCACGAAAAGGCGGCGCTGGTCAAATTTATTAAAGGCTGGACCGGCAAGCCGCCCGGGGCCGGATTTGATACGCAATCACTAAAGGGCGTCGGGGCCGAGATCCGCGTGGAGCGAGTGGCGTCGATGAAAACGCCTGGGCGCGAGTACGCCAACATTGCCGACATCGGGCCGGTTGAAGACGACGAAAAGCAAAAAGTTTTGCCTGTTGAGGCGTTTAAAGGGCTATTGCGCGACGTAGACGAAACGCCAGGACAAAAGACTGCGAGCGATCTTGACGGGGACGAGATTCCCTTTTAATTGTCCCCACATCCGCCAATTGGCGAGCGACACCTGCTAGTGGCTTCATGCCGCTGGGCTCGATCGGCATCGCACCTAATGCATACGCCGGTTGAGTCAGTGGTGCGACACTGGGAGAGACTAGACACCGGGGGGCGCGCATCCGTTAACCGCGCAATTTTAACACGACTATGAACCTTATTGAATTTGGAGATTGCAGGGAAATAATGAAGGCATGGGCAAAGCAGGGCGTGAAAGCAAAGACCTGCATTACATCGCCGCCATACTTTGGGCTGCGTGACTACGGGCACAGCGGGCAAATTGGGCTTGAAGAAACGCCAGGGCAATACATCGCAGCAATGGTCGAAGTCTTTCGCTGCGTGTACGACGTGCTTACCGGCGACGGAACGCTGTGGCTGAACATTGGAGATAGCTACGCTAGTTATCGTGATGGAAAGGCCACCCCTGACACGACACGTGGCGATAATACGGGGACGTTAGTACCAAAAGGCAGCGCAAAAAAACGCATTGCTTCTACTTTTAGTGGCTCAAGTGTTAAACATAAAGATTTGATTGGAATCCCCTGGATGCTTGCCTTTGCTCTTCGGGCTGACGGTTGGTATCTGCGGCAAGATATCATCTGGCACAAACCAAACCCTATGCCTGAGAGCGTGCGCGACCGCTGCACTAAATCACACGAATATATCTTTCTGCTTTCAAAGTCGGAGCGGTACTTCTTTGACAGTGAGGCGATGAAAGAGCCAGCCATTCAGGCGGGGCGCGTTCGGAATGACAAGGTGGGGGGCAGTAAAGGCGATGGCGTTCACCACTCGCCGGGCGGACAGTTTACAGGAAGCAATAAGCGCAACCGTCGCTCTGTTTGGAGTGTTCACACCCGCCCTTACAAAGAAGCCCACTTCGCCACCTTCCCGCCCGCGCTGATCGAGCCTTGCGTGTTGGCTGGCTCGCGCGTCGGGGATGTAGTGCTTGACCCCTTTATGGGCAGCGGAACAACTGCCTCAGTCGCTTTAATACATGGACGAAAATATTTGGGGTGTGAATTAAATCAATCGTATCAGGCATTGCAGAAAAAGCGCATCGACAACGCAAAAACACTTTTCAACTGAGGTTATGGGAAAAATCAACAGTAAGCAAAAAGGCGCCCGCGGCGAACGCATGTGGCGCGACGAGCTGCGAGCCGCGGGGTTTACAGCACGCCGGGGGCAGCAATTTGCAGGCGGGACAGACTCGCCGGATGTGATATGCCAGGAGCTCGCTGGGCTACATCAAGAAGTCAAATTCGTCGAATCTTTGAACCTTGAGAACGCCTGCAACCAGGCGCAGCGAGATGGTGGAGGCAAGCCTTGGATCGTAGCGCACAAGCGCAGTCGCAGCGGGTGGAAGGTGACGATGGGGGCGGACTTGTTTTTTCGACTGATGCGGGATGGGATGGAAACTTTTGCAAAGACAGCCGGAAAGACGGCGACAACCTAAAACAAAAACAAAAAAATGCTAGTAACAGAAAAAGAATTTTTAAATCGACCAAATCACTTTGAGTATTTGGAGGAAATTATTCAAGAAGCTAAAAACGGGGAATGGACACTTAAAGAGTTTGTAAATGAACTAGAATCTTTACACCAAAGCATTAGTCCTCTTTTTAGTTTTTGTGAAATTCCCAATCGCTGTTTTCTTTGCGGAAACGATTTAAAATTGCCAGCAATAATGTGGAACGGATGTCACGGCACTGATGAAAAAGACGCCACTCCTATTTGGTTTCATCCTGAGTGCGCCCTTGATTTCGCAGAACATCTGAAAACGGATCACTCAAGGATTTTTGCGTGGAGACAAGAATTTGATAAACAGAAAAGCAAATGACCACCCAACACGACGATCACTCCCGCGAACTGAGCCGCATATCAATGTGGCTTGATGAATTTGCAAAGACGGAGAACGACAGCGCATATTTATGCTTCTTGCGTCTTTTGTCCGAGTACCGGCAAGCGCAGGCGCACATCCTGGACGACGCAATCGCACGCGAGGAGGGGCGGAAATCTACGCTATGACCGACGAACAAATTAACCAGCGGATTGCCGAGGCGTGCGGGTGGAGATGGGATCAAGGTTACCGGTGGAAAGATTCAAGCGGGCTTTCTGCATTTGCTTGGGATATTCCAGACTATTGCGCCGACCTAAACGCCATGCATGAGGCAGAGAGGGTGCTGAAAGGCTACGAGCAAATCCACACCTACGTCTGGCATCTCAGGAACAGGAATGACTGGAAGACTGATTTTAAGATGATGGAGGTCCACATTTCCGCCAGAGACAGGGCAGAAGCGTTTCTGCGGACGCTAGGCAAATGGGAGGAGGCGCGTAATGACTGACAAAGAAATCAACCATCGTATTGCAGAGTTGTGCGGGTGGACAGAGATTCACGACAGTGGAATATGGCATAATTTTAAGCCTTGGGGGTACCCGCCGGAAAAGCCGGGGCAAGGAGGAAATTCATACAACTTTTTGCCAGACTACTGCAACGACCTAAACGCGATGCACGAGGCGGAGAAGTCACTGGCCCCGAGAAGTTGGAATAACTTTTCAGAAAACTGGTGGAACTATAACCGTAATTTAGCATGCATCAGCGATGGCCGGGCTATTCATGCGACAGCTCGCGAACGCGCAGAGGCGTTTCTGCGGACACTATTTAAATGGCACCAATCTGGTGAGCGCACCGAAATGGTGAAGGAGGTGCAAAGGTGAGACTTAACAAAACCATCGGCATCACTGGACTAGCCGGCGCAGGCAAGACCTACGCAGCAACCTGGTTTAAGCTGCGGACCGGCGGCGAGATATGGTCCTTTGCGGCGGAGATTAAGTGCATCGCGGAAACGATGGGCTGGAACGGCGAGAAGGATACCCGCGGGCGGAAGCTATTGCAGGACCTCGGATCCATCGGCCGCGAGTACGACCGGCAATGCTGGATCAACCGGATGCCGACCGACCGACCGGTGATCATCGACGACCTACGCTACATTAACGAGGCCGCGGCGATCCGTGCGGTCGGCGGAATCATTATCCGCATCATCTGCCCAGGACTCACGCCGATGGATCACTCGTCGGAAACAGAACAGCGGCACATCGTGGCGGATTACAACGTGACAAACGACGAGTATTTTGAAAACGAGCTCGAGGTGATATATGAGGGAGAAAGCTACCGAGCTTAACATCGACCGGCAAATGGTCGATTTTGAAAAGTCTTTTACCAACACCACAAAGCACGAACGGAAAATTATCCGGCGAGCTCTAGAGCTATTCATCGGCACCATTGAATTTGTGCCACCAAAGAACCCAAACACGACAAATGCAGAGCAACCACAACTCAATACTGGACTCCTCTTTGACCTCCAGTCAGTGGAGAGAATCATCTGACCGGCAGCGGGTGCAGTACATTTTATTGCTGAAACTGGCACTTAGTGCCGAGTCAGGCGGCACGCTTAACCTAGGCGACGCCATTGCGGAGACCGGCGCAACCCGGGAGGAACTTGCGGCGAATCCGTTACTCAATGTCCGCAGGCTTCTGGTGCGGGTCCTTTATTATCCGCAGGAAGAAGAGGAACGGCGCCGGCGCGAGCGGATTCGGAGGTTTAAAATCGGACGAACCCGTCGCGAACGCAACGCGAACTTGCCGCGAACTTCGACGCAAACCATTGAAAATCAACCCAACGTCCGAGACGTCTCGGAGACATCTCCTAGACATCTCCTAGACATCTCGGAGACGTCTACCATTCAACAGAGTAAAACGCCCGAATATGCGTGTCAGAAGTCGGTCGAAACTTTGCAGAAACTTGAGCTTGACTCAAAGCTTGTCACTAGTATTAATATTAAAGAAGAAGACAGTACTACAGTATCACAGTGTACAGTGCTGAATGAGTTTAAGAATAAGGATGGTAAGGGAGTAGGGGATGCAAGGGGAAGAGGGGAAGGAAACGCGCTTTCGAGCGTATGGGCTCAAGGTTTGTTATTTAGGCTACGGACGGGCGAGACGTGGAAGTTGTCGGAACAATTGCTGAATACGTTCCGCACGTTTTACAAAGAGTCCGAGATCCGAGATAACTGCAGGATGGCGGCAGTATGGCTCGAGACAAATCCGGCGAAACGAAAAACCGCAGCCGGGATGCCGAATTTCCTTGGGGCGTGGCTGGCTAGGAGTAGGAAGGCGGCGAAATGAATTCAAACGACATCCGCCTACCGCACGCTGCGGAGGCAGAAAGGGCCATTGCGGGCTGTTTCATTAACTTCCCGCAGGAATCAGCGGCAAAGGTCCAAGAAGCCTATTTTTCGCCTTCCTGTATCGTTGACCCGTTGGCTAGGGATTTGGTGGAACTTGTGATCGCTCGAGTCGGAGCAAATCAGTCCGCGGACTTTGTTTCCGTCGTCACCGGGCTCAAGATTCAGTGGCCAACGCTTAATCCGTCGAGAATTACGGAACTGGCCGGCGAGGGGATTAGCTTGGCGGCGCTTGGATCGTGGATTGATGCCGTGAAGGCCGCGGATCAACGCAGAAAAGCGATCCAGCTTTCCATCCTTGCACTTGACCGTTTGCAAGGGCAAGAGCCGACCGGTGACATCCTCGAGGCTACTCGCACCGAGATTCAGACGTTGCAGCGCACTGGCGCCACTAAGCTGTCGAAGACGTGGGGCGAGCAAATCGCGTCGAGGCTTGAGGTGTATACTCGGGGGAAAGATCAAGCCGCAGTTATAAAAACCGGATTTGCCGAGCTGGATGAAACCATGCCGCTCGAGCGTTCGGATTTCATGGTGATCGGCGGCACCACGGGATCGGGTAAGACGATGCTGGCGCTGAATATCGTTGCCAACATCCTACGGGAGGGCGCCCCAGGGGCGTGCGTGATTTGTTCCCTCGAGATGCCGCACGGGCAAATCGTTGACCGGATGCTGGCGGCGGAGTCACGAGTCGGGACCAAGCGACTCAAGCAGGGCGGGCTGTTTAAGCATGAAATGGAAAGGGTAGAGCTTGGCATTTCACGGATCTACCGTTGGCCGCTGGTCCTGCGGGACGATTGCCACAACCTAGCAGACATCATGGCCGTTGCTCGAGGGGTTCACAGTGCCAAGGGACTGAGGGTGCTAATGGTGGATTATCTGCAATTGGTTACGGGACCAACGCATGAGCTTAGAGAGCAACAGGTGGCCGAGGTTAGCAGGACCCTGCGACTGTTGGCCATTGAGACAGGGGCGCTTGTGATCGGGATCACTCAGCTAAACAAACAAGGCGACGCTCGAGAATCCAGCCAGGTTAATATGGATGCAACTCAGGTGCTGACCGTCTCAATGGTTGACGTGGACGGGGTGCGGGTGCTTAAGCCAACCGAGGATGCGGAGCTAGATCAGAGCCGGCGGCGCATCGACATTGGGAAGCAGAGGGACGGGGTGGTCGGGGCGTCGATGTTGCTAGGATTTCAGGGGGAGTGTGCTAGATTTTTTGAGGAGGGGCGGCAATAAATGCCTAGTACGCCCCCTATAAGGAGTCTACTAGGCAAAATTTACCCTTTGCGTGTGATGCGTCTCCCGACGAAGTTTTGTGAGTATTCTTTTTAAAAACCAGTTGCCATGCCTAAAGAAAAAGACAGACTCATCGAAACGACACTCAGTGACATTTTTTCCACCACAATGATCGACGGATCTACCGAAACGGTGGAATCAATAAGTCCCCGACAACGAAGGAACGCCGCAAAGGCCGTTTTGATTTCCAGGCTAAAAAAAGAAAACGCCAAAGAGTTTTTTGACCGACTACCGACAGATGGGGAATATTTCCATACAATTTCAAACGGGGCTTTTGATTACTGGTCTATTCTTTCAATTTTGGTCGAAATGATTGGGGAGCCAATTTCCCGCGCGTACATTTCGACCTGGACTCTCAATCACAACACATGCAAAGAGCTGTTCGAACTCCTAGACAGTGGAAAAATCAAAAAAGTATGGATGCTGTCGGGCTTGTATTTTAAACGACGAGAGCCAGCGGTCTACGCAAGACTGGCGACCGGACTTGCGGAAAGGGGACACAGACTAAAATGCTCTGAAAACCACGCCAAGGTTGCGGTCCTCATTTCAGAAAATCACACCATCACAATAGAAGGATCGGCAAACCTAACGGCAAACCCTCGAATCGAGCAAAATCTTGTCACCGGCAGCAAAACAGTTTCAGAATTTCATGCAACATGGATGCAGGAAATAATTGAAAAATGAATTTTACCGAAACGGCACTTCAGCTTGCAACCGCGGGCGCTTCATTCAACGACATCCGCTCCAAAATTCAGGAGCAAGGAGGAAATGAAACGCAAAGCCTTGAAGCGTTGGAGAATGTCTTAACGTACTACAAAACACTGGCCGACTTTAACCCAGACGTGGAAATTGGCCGGGCTTACTCTAGGCTCAACCTAATTTTCTTAAACGGACTCAAGGTTCAAGATTTTAAAACAGCAATATCAGCGCAAAAAGAATTAAATAAACTCTTGGGATTGTACGGATCCAAAATTAAAGCCACGGAACCGGAACAAATTTACGACATCGCGGAATTACTAAAAGAACCCGATGAAAAATAATCGCAAAATTGCAGAACTTGCAGCAAAAAAAGCCGCCGGCATTGCGTTGACAACAGAAGAAAAAGAATTTTTGAAATTTGAAGCGCAAAAACTTCAGCCAGTTTTTTTTAAAGCTGAAAAAATTGCAGAAATTTTGAAAATTTCACGGCAAGCTGCTGACAAAAAAATAAAACAAGGATGCCTTGTAAAAACTGAGGATGAGTTGCATGCCTGGAACAATGAAAGAAACAAACTTTTAGGACAAGGAACAAAAGCGCCCCCAGATTTAAATGCCGCCCGACACCTTAAACTAAAACTTGAGGCTGAACTTTTGCAATTTAGACTTTGTCGAGAAAAAGGGGAATTTATATCCGCAACACAAATCCGCGAGGACATCATCGCAGCGGTGGCCGCATTCACGGCGGAACTGTACGCACTGGCAAACGATGTCCCAGGGCAGCTTGTCGGATTGCTCGAAACTCAGATCCGGGACAAAATGCTGGCACGGATTGACCTACTAGTGGACAAGGTAAAGCTCAAATGCGCGGAGCTGGGCAAAGCGCGACAAGAGGCAAATGAAAGCGACGGTATTTGACGCTTGGGGCGCCGGGATGCAGCGGCGCTTCTCTGGAGATCCGATCGAATGGCTAAAGGAGAATGTTCGCCTTCCGCACTCAGCACGCAGCTCGAACTTTGATCCGGCAATTGCACCGTGGCTCAACGACATCATCCGCCGGTTCTCGGATGGTCAAACTCGACAGATTGCAATTCGCGCTCCGGTCGGGGGAGGGAAAACAACTTTGCTAGAACTGCTAGTCACTTGGGTCGTGGCCGAGGCGCCCGGGGGGATGCTTCTGGTCGGGCAGTCTGACGACACTAGCAAAGACTTTGCCGAAACTCGATTGATTCCGGTCCTGAATGCCTGCCCGCCGGTGGCAAAATTGTTTCCCAAAGACCGGCACCAAAAACGGAAAACCAGCATACTTTTTCCGCACATGCCTTTGTTTCTGGCGGGGGCAAATCTGTCCAGCCTTCAAGAGAAATCCATGCGCTACGTTTGGATGGATGAAATTTGGCGCTACCGTGAGGGAATGATCGGAGAGGCCGTGCGACGTACGCATGACCGCTGGAACTCGGTGGTGATCGGGATCAGCCAGGGATGGGACCAAGGACACGAAGCCGACGCGTTTTTTGACGCTGGCGACCTCAACGAGTGGGGTTCGGTCTGTGAAGCGTGCGGTAAATGGCACAAGATGTTGTGGTCATCAATCCGGTACGACGAAGCCAAGACGGCGTCGGGCGAATGGGATTGGGAGGCGCTGACCGCATCAGTCCGCCACGTTTGCCCGCATTGCGAGCATGTCACGCCGGACACAACCGGCGGGCGCCGGGCAATGGCCGAGCGGGGACGGTACGAGCGGCAAGAATGCAATCCGGTGGCGGGGTGCGCGTCGTTTACTTGGTCCGCGCTTTCTGTTTACTGGATTCCGTGGTCTTCACTCGTCATTGAATGGGTGAAAGCGCAGGAGTTGAAACACCGCGGCGACTTTTCAGCGCTCCGGCAGTTTTTGCAAAAACGACTGGCGCACGTTTGGAAGGAAATTTCAGAGGCGCCTGCAATTTCTTTGACCGCCTCGGAGTATTCTAAAGGTGACTTTATCGACGGGCAACCGATCGACAACGAAGCGGCGCGGTTTCTGACCGTGGACCGGCAGCGGGATCACTTTTGGGCGATCTGTCGGGCGTGGAGGGCAGACGGATCCAGCCGGCTAATCTGGGAGGGCAAGTTACTAACCAGCGAATCGATCCGCAATTTACAGCAACGCTTAAAGGTTAAAGACAAGCTGACCTTTCAGGACGCTCAATTTTTTACCGGATTCGTTTACGACGACTGCGTTCGGTACGGGTGGACGGCGCTCCACGGGTCTGGGTATGACGGATTCACGCACGGCGAGGGGCGGCAACAGGTGCGACGATTCTTTAGTCCGGCAAAGATGGCGCAGGCGCCAAACGGGGGAAACGCTCGATATATTTATTGGAGCAACGAAGGAGTCAAAGACGAGTTGGTAAAACTTCGGGCACTCGGGGCGCCCCATTGGGAATTTCCTCAGGATGTAAGCGACAACGGCGCCGAGGGCTACCTCAACCAAATCAACTCCGAGGTAAAGCGCGACACCGTCGACAAAAGTACCAAGCAGGTCAAAATGCGTTACGTCAAAGTGCGGACCCACAACCATCTGTGGGACTGTGAAGCGATGCAGGTTGCCGCGGCAATGATGGTCGGACTGCTAAAGGGGCAGGTTGACAGCTAGGACTTTGACATGATCGCGGCGCCTCAGGTTATTCTTTCGGTTTTCCTGCAACTCGACGTTGCGGCGCTTCGAGCACTCAGGGACAACCAATTTGACGTCGTGCAGTCGGGGGCGGGGGTGCTGGTCTCTTCGAGCGTCAACGGATCGAGCTTTAACTTTTCGGTGCCGTCCAGTCTGAACCCGATGCAGATTTTGACGTTTGCTCAACTCGCGCTTGATTACAAGGCGCGCGGACTTTGCGCCCCTGTTACTCGGACCCAAGCCATATTTAGCTAATGCTCGACAAAATTTTGAAACTCTTCAAGAAGCCGACCGTCGCGGCGCACGCCGGCGGGATCGGAATGCCCGGGCACTATCGAATGATCAACGGCGGATGGAGCGGCAACCGCCCGTACTGGGGCACGCACACCGCAGGGATGCAAAAGGAGGTTTCGGTCGGAGAGTGGCGCAATATTGTCTCAGCATCTCAAAAGCTGTATTGGAATTTTGGCCCGGTAGCCGGGGCAATCAACGATAAGTCAATGTTCAGTGTTGGCCGCTCTTGGTTGCCTAAATTTGAAGGATCCGACAAAGAGTGGGGCAAAGTGGCTGAGGAATGGCTACGCGGACAATTTTACGACGTGGCGTTCATTGACGGCAACGACTTCCAGACAGGGCTTTTCATGCAGTCAGTGGCCGTGGATCGCGACGGGGACAGCGCGTGCGTTTACACAGAGACGCCGGAAGGCTACCCACAGTTTCAAATCATTCCCTGGCACGCTATCGGCGACCGCACCGGCGCGGACATCGTGCAGGCCGGACCGTACAAGGGACTCCGGCAGTACAACGGGGTGATTTTTAATCAATTTGGGCGCCCCGTAGCGTACCGGATCCTAGGACAGACACCGGCAGACGACCGCGACATTTCAGCGCGGGACATGGATTTCATCCGCGAGCCGCTGGCGGTCGATCAAGGGCGGGGGCTTCCGGCATTCACCCCGGCAATCATCGACCTTCGGGACCTGACCACCGTGCAGGGCTACGTCCGCGAGGCGGCAAAGCTGGCGGCTACCATCGGACTGATCGAGCACAACGAACTTGGAATGGCAGATATTTCCAATCCAGCCTTTGCACTCAGCGACCACGCCCCGGCATCAAAGTTTGCAATGGAGGAGCTTTATGGGGGAACGACCCGGTATTTCCGAGCCGGCGCGGGCGCCAAACTCGAGCAACTCAAATCCGAAGTACCTTCCGAAGCGACCGACCGCTTGATGGAGCGACTAATCAGGAATGCAATGCTGGGCGCGGGGATGCCGCCAGAATTTTATTGGGATCCGTCTAAAATTGGCGGGGCATCGGTCCGCATGATCATTTCCAAGGTGAACCGTACCGTGGCCGACCGGCAAGACCTTTTGCGGGGGGTGGCGCGGCGCCGTGTCGGATACGCAGTCAGCAAGGCTATCAAGCGCGGGATCCTTCCAGAGTACCGCGGGGCAGATTTGGGTGGATCGCTGAAGTGGGGCTTTACAATGCCACCGATTTTGACCGCCGACGCAGGCTACGCGGGACAAGATGCTCGGGAGGCGTACAAGCTCGGAATGCGCAACCTCAGCGACATCCTCGGGGAGGCAGGACAAAGTCTCGACGAGCACCTCGACCAGCGCGAGCGGGAGGAACTGGCGATCCGCGAGCGGATGCAGCGCAGCAACCTACCGGAATCCGCGTTCCGAATTCTGACCCCTAACGGCAATCCAGCGCCGACCGAACCCGTACAGCCATGAAGTTTCAACGAGTCATTGAGCAGATTTATTTTCGACCCTGGTACATCACACCGGGGGGGCATCGAGCGGTCCGGCAGTTAATCCAGTCCAAGCTGGCGGCAAACGGCGGGATGGATATCAGCGCACTGGTCAATCCGCGGGAAGAAATGGAAGTGACACCGGACGGCATTGCGATCATTCACGTTTGCGGAACGTTGGGCAAAGGGCTTTCTCCCATTGAAAAGTCGTGCGGGTCGACCGATTACGAACAGATTGCTGACGAGATCGAGGACGCATCCGAAATGGGCGTCAGGGGATTGATGCTGGAAATCAGTTCTCCAGGCGGCACCGTCGTGGGGAATCACGAGATTGCGGAGCTTGTGCAATCGCTCGAAATCCCAACGCTGGCGTATTCAGACGATATGGCTTGCAGCGCCGCGTACAACATCGCGGCATCATGTGATACTATTGTCGGCGCCCCGTCTTCAACCTGGGGATCGGTTGGGTGCATCATTCCGTGGGAAGACGAATCCGTGATGTGGGAAATCGAGGGCAAACGATTTGACCCGATTACAAACGCCGAGGGGGACCTTAAGAGCGCAATGCACGGGCCGAGCCTGACCGCAGATCAGCGGGCATCACTCGAACAGTACGTCCAGGACGCTTTTGAGATGTTCCGCGGTAATGTCCTCCGCAACCGCGCAGTGCCAGACGATGCAATGCGCGGGCAATCTTTCTTTGCTCCCCGGGCACTGCAAAATAATCTCATCGACGCCATTGTTCAAACCGAGGAAGAGGCGTACCAAATGCTTTTGGGAAAATTGTGACGTATGGTGCGGCGGGAGATCCGCCGACGGGGCTTTTTTGAATTTTCGTCCCTAGGAAACAAAGTCACTCCCTCCGCTGGTCCGCTGGCGGAGGGTTTCTTTTTTTTGCGCGAGTTGACAACGCAAAAAAAGGTTATGGAAAAACCAACCACGCTTTCGTCCGCCCTTGAGGCGCTCGAAGCCTCCAATTCCCGACTACTGACGCTCGAGGCCGACCTCACCGCGGCAAACGCAATCATCGCTGAGGCATCCGACTTGCAGGAAGTCAAAGCCAAGCTCGAGACCGACAACGCGGATCTTTTGGCAAAGCTAAACGAAGCAAACGCTCAGTTGACCGCACTGTCCGCAAACGCGCAGACCGTTGAAGCACGGGCAAACGAAATTGTCGCATCACTCGGTGTTCCGCCAGTGGCCGTTTCTCCGGAGCCAGTTGAGCCGGTGAAGACCAAGGCAGACCTCTGGGCAACGTACCACAGCCTTCCCGTTGAAGCTCGCAACAAATTTTACCAATCAAACCGCGCAGCAATGCGCGACTAACCACAACCAACTCAGACTCTTACTAAATTATGAGCAACACCATCGCAGGGGCTAATCTGGCGGAAATCGCACAGGAAAGCCTTCCAAACCTCAAATCCACTTTTGCACCACTCGCAGCGTTGACGACCGATTTTTCTTCGGACATCTCCAGCCGCGGCGCATCCGTCACAACCCGTTTCCCTGTAAACCCAACGGCAATTGATTTGTCGAGCGGATACACGGTCAACGACGTGTCGATGACTCCAAAGACCATCACGCTGAACACGTTTTTCGGATTCGTTTACGGATTCACGGACGTTGAGCGGTCAAAGTCCAGCATCATGCTGAACGAATTGTTCATCCAGCCCGCACTCCAAGCACTTGGCAACAAAGTGTTCGGGGATCTGTGGAACCTTGTGACCGCAGCAAACTTCGCACAGACTCCGCTGAACACAACCGCAGGCGATTTCGATCGCAGCGATCTGGCTGACCTCAGCGCAACGCTCACCGGCGATCTCAAGGCGCCAAAGCAGGGCCGTTCCGTTGTCCTCAACCCGACCTACTACGCGTCACTGGTCAAGAGCCTGAATAGCGCAGAAATCCCTGGCATCACCGCTGACAAAGCCGAGGGCGTTGTTCCTCGAGTTGCAGGGTTCGATGTTTACCAAACGGATCTCGCCGACGCCAACAGCGAGTACCTCCAGGGCTTTGCATTCCACAAGTCTTCCCTGCTAATGGCAGGCCGTTCGGTTGACGCAACCGGCGCAGCATCCTCGGGCGTTGAAGTGGCCGACGTGGTCATTCCCGACCTCGGGCTGCCTGTGCAGTTCCGCAAGTGGTATGATCCAGACCTCGGGGTGCTGAAGTATTCCTGCGGCATCCTGTACGGGATGAGCGTTGGACAGAACTTCGGAGTTCGCATCATCAACGACTAAACTCAACTTGCCAAGCCGCCCCTCTAAAAACGGGGGGCGGCTAGTGGCTTTTAGATCACCATGACAAAGATTGCCTTTGTGACGCGTCGAGCCGGCGCAAAAACTGAGATTTTGTTTTCTTCCGAAAAGTCCGCGAAAGCTGTTGAGTTTTATCGGGGATTCAAAGGCACCGGGGAGATTTGCCTGTTTGTGCATCCGACTCCGGAGCGCACTAAAAAAATCAAATCAGAGCCGGTGGCCGCGGAATTAATCCAAGACGCACCCAAGCGCGGGCGCAAAGCCGTATTGTGACATTCCACGAAATCAACGCTGGCGCAGCACGGCAGGCCATTGAATACATGGGGCAAGCCGTCACCTACAAAGGGGTGACCGTCAAAGCCATCATCAACGAGCTGACCGCGGAACAAGAATTGCAAATCGGGGGAAGTCAAAACGCGTTTGCAGCGTCGGTTTACGTTCGCAAAACCGGATTCCCTCTGCCGACAATTGGCGATCGAATCACGGTGGCGGGCGTTGAGCGTTACATTGCATCCATCGCTACCGATCCAATTTCCTACACGCTGACAGTTGAAGACACCACGCAATGATCGACCTCCCACTGTGCCAGGCTTTACGCGACACTCTAGCACCAGAATTCCCTGGTGTTTTTATCGGGGTGCCACATGAGCCGGCGTCGATCAGCATTCCGGCGTGTATTCTAAACCTTAGCGGCGAGGCAGTCACCGGCGGACCATTGGTTCGCGGATCGCTCGAGGTGACCGTGATGACGAGCTGCAATGAGTACACGACACAACAGCACGCCGACCTTGTGAAATCCGTCGCAGAAGCCGTGACGGAAGTTGTGATCGAATCGGAAATCGTGAACCTTTACGGAGTCGTTCCAACAACGACAAAATCCGAGACAGACGGAAATCATTTTCAAACCATACTCACCTTCATCATCGGCTACGGACCGACCGAAGGTTGACAACCGACAAAAAGTTATGCCAGCGAATTTTGGAGTCACAAGTAACTTGGGGGGCACAGCCCCAACAGGCGGATATATTCAATCGGTTGAGAAAACCGAGACCTGCGAAGTTGCGACCATTCGCAACATGACCGGGATCACTGTTGTTGCACAACCTAAAGGAGTGAAAACCACTCAAGTTGTAATTCAGGCCAAAGGCGACGTTTCAATTACCACGGCAACCGCTGGCGATTTTGGAGCCGGAAAAGTAACTTCAACGAAAGTTTCTGAATCAAATGACGATTTCAGAACAGGCGAAGTGACGTTCACAAAATACGAAATTTTATAATTTTATGCCATCCACAAACGGGTTCGGGATTTCTTATTTGTCGGATGAATCGATTGAAAGCATTGAAATTTCCTTTGATTCAGAAACAAAAATGTTGATGAATGCAAACGGAGATTTTGCACAAGCGCATTTATACGACACAACTGGAACTTTTTCTGTCAAAGGATGGGGTACACCTTCTGTTGCTGTCGGGAGCAATAGCGGAGCGCCTTCTTTTGTTGTTGGCAAAATTATTGTGACAAGCGTCAAAACTTCACAGACAAACGAAGACTTTGAGAGATACGAGTACAGCGGAACTGCTTACTTAAACGCCTCTTAGTTAAAAACAAAAACGAGATCACCCATGAAAATAGGACAGTCGATTGAGTGGATCCGGGACAACGAAAACCCGGTGAAAAGCAAAAATACCCGTACCATCGCAGCAGCGTTGTCGTGCGGGTGTAAATTCTCGGAGCGTCCCTTTGTCGATACGATCGAGAACACGGACAAAGGACCACAGCGGACCGTGACATGGAACATGGACGGCGACACCAAAGCCGTTTTCCGCCCCAACTTTGAAGAAGAGACGCTGACGTTCAGTGAAATCCGGAAACGGTATGACGACCTCGAGTGGTGCGAAAACAACCCGGATCACCCAATTTCTTATCTTCGAGCGTTCAACGACAATTTAAACCGACTTACGGATTTTGTGAAACAATCCAGACCACTCGCGCTAATTCGTCGAGGAAATCGAATGGCTTTAATCCCGCAAGATTGCGACCAGGCTAAACGTGAAAAACTACTAGGAATGCTATGACCCGCGACGCGCAAAATGAAATTGCTTTCACTGAAGCGGAAAGCACAGCAGGATCAATTAAACTAAGACCATTTACCATTGGGACGCTTTCCGTTTGCAAGCAACTAAACCTCTCAATGTTTACCGGCGAAGGTGACGACAGCGGAATTGATCAGCAACGGCAAATAATGGCGTTTGCGTGGGCGCAATCGGCACCTCTTGCGCAGGTCTTGCAGGCAATTCGATCCGGAAAATGGGTAGAGGCCGTCGAAGAATTTGAATTTGGGATCACCCCAAGGCAAATCGATCACCTAGTGCAAGAAATCAACCGCATCTCAAACGGAATTAAAAATGCAGCAGTTGATGTTCAGCCAAAGCCAAACTCAAGCGATGGAGACACGCCCCCAAACTGATCAAGCCGGGGTGGACGGCGGCAATCACTTTCACCCTGGCAAAAGAAACGGGATGGTCTGAATATTTTATTCTCTGGGAGCTTCCAATGTCTCGAGCGCTTCAATATTACCACGCGGCGCTCTGGACCAATGGACAATGGACAATTGAACCAAAAGAAGCTCCAGAAATTGAGCTAGAGCGTTTATTTGCCAGCTTTGACACACCGGAAGATTGATATGGTCAAAGTAAAAATTGATGCAAATAGATTCTGGGATGCGCTTGATGCGTTTGCGCAAAATTCTAAAAAAAGCTGGGAACAGCTTTTTAACCAGCAATGCAAGCTCATCGGGAAACAGATTGTAATGGTTTCCCCGCCAATGCAGGCAACTCGGCTCGGGAATGATACCTTTGCAACCGGTAAAGCCAGGGGACAAGCTGCGACAGTTTCGGACATTTTAAAAGTTTTCATTTCGACGCGCTCAAAGAAAAACAACGACGGGCGAAAGGTTATCGATTCGCTCCATGAAATAAAACGACTTCACGAGCAACAACGCAACCGGCGCGGCAGAGTTGGAGGCAAGCGCCGGGATATTCCAGCGCAAGGAAAAGTTCTAAAAGAATACATTGCTCAAAAGAAAAAAAGCGTTGGATACTTTGCAAGCGGATGGAATGCACTCAAAACAAAAGCAAAATTCGGGGGCGTCCCAAACTGGATCACGGACAAAAACGCCGGAGGATCGGCAATCATTTCGGCAAAAGAAAATCTTTTGCGATTTAATGCAATCAATAACGCCTCATTTGCCGGCAATCTTCGAGGCGTCGAGCGGTACATGCAAATCGCAGTTGACCAGCAAGCAAGGAATCTTTGGAAGCAAGTTGAAAAACGACAGGCGCAACTTCAGGCTCGGATGACACAGCGCACTCGGGGGAGGAACAAATGAGCATTCAAGTTGGATTTGAAATTGACGTGGCGGGGTTCCGCCGAGGGGTTGCTCAAGTTAAAGAGTCATCACTGCAAATTGCGGCGAACATAACCACGGTTATGCGTGGAACATCCGCAGCCTTTCAGGGAGCCGCCTCAATTGTGCAATCTGGAGCACAGCGGATGTACGATGCCATGAGTAAAGGCGGCGAACTGGTCGACCTTAGCGAGCAGACCGGGCTTGCAGTCGATAAGCTGATGGAGTTGCAGGTTGCGTTTGAACAGGCCGGCCTCGGGGCGGATGAAGTCGGGAGCGTGGTCAATAAAATGCAACGCTCGATCGCTGACGCGGCAAACGGATCCGCAAGCGGGCAGGCAATGTTTGCAAACTTGGGAATTTCGCTTCAATCGCTCGGGCAAATGGACGCAGCGGGGCAACTCGAGGAAGTCGGAAATAAAATCATGGCAATCCAAGATCCCGCCCAACGATCCGCGGCGGCGATGGAAATCTTTGGCAAAAGTGGCGGGCGAATGCTGGCGCTGTTTGCAAGCGGAGGACTATCCGGCGCCCAAGAAGCTCTCGGAGGACAAGCTCGATTGATGGCTCAAAACGCAGCTTATTTCGATGAAATCACAGATAAACTCGGAACCGCAGCGCTCAAAGTACAAGGTTTCTTTGTCGGGCTTGCATCAGCAATTGTTCCGGATTTAATGGCGGCCGCGGATGCCATCAACGGCATTGATTTTTCTCAACTCGGAGTGCAGATCGGGAATGGCATTGCGGTTTTAGTTGAACTTATTAAAAGCAACATCATCGGTGATGCATTTTCAATTGGCATGCAAATTGCCATTTTAAAAGTCGCGCAATACATTTCAACGACTCTCACCAAAGCGGTTTTAGCGGCATCCGTACCATTTTTAATGCTGGCCGAGGGAGAATTTTGGAGCGGAATGATTTCCACCTTGCTGGGCGGATTTCAAAAACTGGTTTCTTATTTGAGCCTTGGAGTAAGTAAAGCCATGATGGCCATCGGAGAAGGGCTTTCACAAATTCCTGGGCTTAAGGGCACCGGAGAATCAATCACTTCAGCCTTTTCAGAATCGGCAAAAACAGCAGAAGCCGACTTATTAAAAGCTCAAGCAAACATAGACAACGGAATGCTTGATCTTGGACAAGCACTATCTACCGCGGCGGACAAAATTTTGCCAATCATAGACAATCTTGATTTGTCGCCAATGCAAGACAGCATTGACACCTTGGCAAAAGACCTAAACGGAATGGTGGCGACGGCCAACAAACAAATCACACAAAACAAAGAAGGACTAAAAAAGCCAGAAACAAAAGCGGCGCCATCTGGATTTAATGTCGTTCCGCCAAGCGTTCAAGCTCGCTCTTTTGAGGCTATCACTTCCAGCCTAGGAAGACTCGGAGGAGGGATCACAAGAGGCGCAAATATCACCGTAATGCCAATGGTCGACGAGCAAAAAATCACCAACAAATTTTTGCAAGAGCAAAACAAAACACTTGTGGGAGTCCGGGAAGATTTGTTTAAACAAGCAAAAACGGGGCAACAGGCAAAATTCCAATAATATGGGTACCCAAGTAAAATACGAATGCACCTACAACACAAAAGAGGGGATTCGCACGCAGAAATATTTTTTTGAATCCTTGCAAGGATTTGGGAACGAAGCGCAAAATCTAAGCAACCAGCAATACGTTCTAGAGGACGGCGTTTACAAATATTCCGGCGAACTAATTCAGTATTACGAAATCCGCACCGGCGGGGGCAATGACACTGTTCCAGACGGAGGCGGCGGAGGCGGCGGAGGCGGCGGAGGCGGCGGCGGATCGAACCCCAATCTTACCAACGATCAATTTTCCATTGAAATTTCAACCTCAATGGAACCGCTTGAAACCCATCCGAGATGGAGCGGATTTAGTCAGGAGTTTTGGATTTGTTGGAAAGTCTGGAAACAAGACAAGACCAACGACCTTTTAACGGCGGCAAAACTAGGCGGACGAACAGGTCAAAAAATTTACGTTCGAAACGGGTATTGGGACCCAACACATCCATCGCAGCCTGGAGAAATCTCAAAATTTGTTCAAAAATGGATGTCTGGCGTCACAGAATATTTAGCGCCTCGAGTAATTGCTCGGCAGACGCTGTACAACCACAGCCCGACAGCTTTAGCCGCCGTCGGGCGCATATCGCAACCTCCTTTCACGGGAGGTTGGAACGGCAATTGGATTTTAAACGGATGCAGCGCTCGCAGAAATTTAGCAACAGGCGTCTGGGAAACTACATATGAATGGCTTGGCTCATCCCCGCAAAAAAACTGGGACACTGACTTGTACTGATGAGAAAAGTAAACATCGGAGATCCAATTCGCGCGGCTCAATTTAATGAGCTGATTGATGAAATCCACAGATCGACAATTACAAGTGTAACTGGCGGGTCGTTTGTGCGAAACGGCGGGGGCACTGCAATTTCAATCGATAACAGCAGCGCAGGTGGTGGCGGCAAAAAACAAAACACCACAGAGCCGTTTCAGTTTTTTACAACGACAAACAACGAAGGCGCAATACGACTGCAAATTGCAGGACAGACCTACCTTCAAAACATTGAAACAGGCAAACCCGTCCCAATTGCTGGACTCGGACCCGTTGTTGGGGGAATTGAAAACCAAGACGAAAACGACGGGATGATTATTTTCCCAAACATTGGGGAATGCGTTTGGCTTACTCTCGAAGTTTACAACCTAATCGTCACCGCTGCATACATCGAGTCGGGGTACCCTGAGTCCAAAGGGTGGACCAACTTTCCGTGTCCGCTTCAGCTTTCTGACGAAGACGAACCGACAAACAAACTTAAGGAGTGCCGATATTCTCGCATTTGCCTCGCAGAAATTCACGCAGAGGGAGAAAATGTTGTTGGAGAAAGTTTTGACGTCAACGGGGAAGTGCGAGTTTTGCGTCCGCTTGTAAACTCACACCTTGGGTTCAAGCTCGGGGTTATTAACTACGTTGTTGGGCCTATAATTATGCCCTGGACAGCGCCGGCTCGAGTCACTTGGGAAAATCAACAAAACTAGCGTGTCGACCACTAAACAAGCGCCCGGATTTGTCACCCAGCAGCTTCGCCACGGAGCTTACTGGGATGCAGTGCCGCCGTTTTATGCAATGACGACGCTTCAAGGCCCGTCTCTGGATCAAACTGGCAAAAGCACTTTTCCAAAATGGCGAGGACGCCACCCAATAAAAATTCCCAAAGATTTAGCGCTTCAGCTTTTGTGGCAAGTTGCCGAATACCAAATCAAACTTGAATTCGAAGAAAAACCAAACGTCGAAGGGTACACCGGGCGCTGCTCCGCGACAACCGACGGAACTTTTTTTGCAACGTGGGATCTTGCCGGGCTCACCGACAACGAACAAGGAATCATTGCGGCGCAAAATTTTGAGTCTCGAGAACTTAAATTGCCGCAAGGCGATTTGAAGTGGGTAAAAACAGTCCGAAAAGATTTCACAGACGAAATTCCAGCGTTTTCAACTGAGCAATATCCTTACGTCTCGTTCGTAACCGAAGATTATTCAGCAATCCGCGCCGAAGCAGTGGAGCAAGTTTTGAGCGCTTGGGAAAGCAACCGCGGTATTCCAGCATTTAAAGAATACGACGTCATTGCCGATATTTACTTTGACCACGCGGCAACATTTGCGAACGAAAAACAAAAAGCGACAGCAGCAATCAATGCAGCAGCAAATGAAGAAATTGAAAAGCTGCTTGTGATGAGAAACGCCAACGAAAAAACGCCGTATACTAATTTGAGAGCCGAAATCATTAGGCAAATTTCTCTTTTCTACCAATGGTCAGAACAAATCAAAGCCGAAGCTCAAGACGAGCTTGCCGAACTAGAAGCAGCGTATAACAATTTAGACTCGGAACAAAACGGAGGCGGGAGCGGAGGCGGAGGAACAGACGGAGGAACAGACGGAGGAACAGACGGAGGAACAGACGGAGGAACAGACGGAGGCGAAGAAATTTAATGCCAA